CAGTGCGCTTTTTCCAAAGCGAACCACAGACCGCAACTTGCGATCCGCTTGATCCAAATAGGTACGTTCAATAACGCCAATTTGTTTTGTCAGATCGTGATCAAGCAATAATGGTGCGTGACCGCTATTCAATCGTGACAAATCTGCCGCGCCATCATCGTGACGCAAAACCTCTAAACCGAAAGAACGCTCAACGGGTTCTTCAGATGAAATCGACATTCTAACTCGCCGGTCATCTTCTTCAACCATTTCAGCCGCCCCAGCGCGGTGCATAAGTTCACCACGGTCAAAGCGTTCTTCGATATGTATTTCTTCGTTTTCCATCGGTGCATTATCCACCAATTCGGCTTCTTTTTCAATCTGGTCATTTTCAGTCATTTTCAGCCCCTTCTTCAACGGTTGCTGGCACTGGTGCCTTTGTGCCAAATGGCTGGAAAGCGGTGGTGATGCCATATCTTTCGGCCAGTTCATTTTCGCGGTTGATCTGTTCAAAGATTTCTTCGGTATCGCGGCCATATTGCGAATGCACATCTTGCAAGCTAATGATGCCGTTGTTTAATGCCGTGACGCTGGCGTTAATTTCTTTTGCTGGGTCAACCCACGCAAAACCGCGTGGCCGGTATATCACTTGATCGGCAAACAGGTCATATTTGCCCATCGGCAAGCTGACGCGGCCAACAGTGATAGCCATTTCCAGCCAAGCGCGGTAAATCGGATCAATAAAATGATCAATCATAAATTGCTGCACCATTTTAAAATGGTCACGATCTTCAATAGTGCCTTGCCGAATGCTGCTATAGCTAACGCCTTCAAGATTGTTTGCAAGCGATACATATGAAACGCCAAGACCGGACGCGATCCCGCGCAATATGCCTTTTTCAAATTCAGCAAAGCTGTCAGTCGGATTTTGCGGATCAAAAGCGGTAAATGACATTCCAGCCGGTAATTGTGTAAACGTGGCCGGTTCCGCTGACATTATAGGCGCGTGATTGTCGTAATCATCCCCAACAAAGCCATCACCTTCTGGGCTGGTGAAAAAACCCATCTTTGACGCAGCAACCCGCGCATTGACCAGCGTAGCTTCTTCATAACCATCCAGCATCTTCAAGCGGGTCAGAACGTTACTCATCCAAGGCACGCCCCGCGTTTGACCGGCACGATCCTGCAAATAACAGTGGATAATCTCGCTAGCTGGCACAATCTTATGATGCCGCTTGGTACGCGATCCATAGCCTTGATCGTGATGCGGGTGATCTTCAAACAGGTAATAATTCAGCGGCTTGCCAGTGCGCCGATCCAGTTCAACGCCCATCCGCACTTCGTTGCCGTTGTTTAAGCGTGCGTCATAACCTTCATCAAGATAGTCAGCTTCAAGAAACTTTAGCGAAAAGCCAAACGGGTTTCCGGCTGGGTTCTTAATTTTTTGTATTAACACTTCGCCATCGCGTGCCAGCGTTTCCATAAATAACCGCTGCGCTTGCACCCACGATACGCGGCCATCAACAGTGCAAAAACCAGCCCGACCCCACGCTTGCCACGCTTGTTCGATGATCCGGTTGCCCACGCTGTCTAGTGAATTGTCATCATTCCGCTTTCGCACTTGTATCCGCACGCCGTTTGCGCCGACCACGTTTGTTGACATTATTTGCAAATAGCGTTTGGCATATGGGTGGTTGCGGCTAATTTCGCGGCAACGATCCCGCAAAACGCGCAGTGATGGTTTAATTTCGCTATCTGCCGACCGGCTGCTTGCCACAAAATCACTGAATAGTCGGCCAGTATCAGCCCCGTGAAACGCCCGAACCGCCTTGCGTGGCTGGGGCTTGCCTTTGAAAAAGTCAAAGATGCCCATTGTTAAAACCTCACTAGGATAGTTGCACCGGTTTTTTCACCAGCCAAAGCGCGTTCTTTTTGCCGTTCTTTGGCATATTCTTTGCGAAAATAATCACGCGCATCAATCAAGTCTTGGAAACTCATTTTTGTCAATGACCGCCCGTTGATCGAATAGCTTGAAACATCTGCATCAGCCTTGCCTTGCAAGATGCTTTCGATCTTTGTGATCATTATTTCGGCGTGACTGCGTGGGTCAGCCCCATTAACATCCAAATCTTCAACGGCTGTAAATGTGCCACGCTCAATAACTACGCGGTTGCCGGATGCGGTTTCGGTTGCCTCAAGTTGCCAATGATAAAACCCTGCATCATAATTAGATGAAGCCGAACTAGCAACTTCAAAAACATATGTGCCGTTGGTTTCGGTTGCTGCAATCTTGATTTCAGTGCTGCCGCCGCCAGTGATGCGTGCGACATATTCCATTGAATGCGTTGCCAAAGGATAATCGCTGACCAGATCGGTGCGCTTCCAAAGCAGATAATCGCCAATGATGATTGTTTCGGGTGCTTGCCCGTCTGGGGCTTGGTCTATATCAAATCTGTTTGCCATTATTTACCGCCAGCTATTAACAAAGCCACCCTGCTTCGGGCGGCGTGCAAGTGGATTTGACTGTTGCGGCTGCGGTTTTGCTTCTTGTTCCGGCGCATTAACTACCCTATCGGCAACAGCGTTAATATTCAGCGACAAAATGCAAAGCGCAGCATATGCGTAAACCCTGCAATCAAGTGCCTCGTTTCTTGTGCGTGTCTTGACAAAATCGCGGCGTGGGAACCCTTTTTGATACTTTGTAACGATTTTCTCAGAATTTGCTAATTGCTGATAATACTCGTCAGAACGCCCAGCCGGAAAATGACAATACCCCGCACCCTCTGATTGTACTCGTAAACGCGAGAAAATCAATTCCTTGATTGGGAAAGTGCCAACGGCAAACAATTTAATCTTTCCGATGTTATTTTTGGTCGGTCTGGATACCAATGGACGCTGTTCGCCGCCCATACCCTTTATCGCAAAAATGCGCCGCCCTTCGCGTGGCCGGACAAAGTTATAGACCGCTTGCGTGTAATGACCGCCACTATCTATGCACGCTGCCCTAATGCCTAGCTGCCGCCCGTTTTCGGTCGTATATGCTGCTTTTAGGATGTTATCCAGATCGTTCCACAGATGCGGCGTGCTGGGATCGCCGTAAAGTGTTTTATAGCCCAGCGACCAACTTTCTTCATCACGCCCCCAACCGACTATTTCTAGTTCAAGCCGGTCATCTTGAACGTCAATGCCAGCGGTAACGACCACAATTTCATCTGGTACGGTTTCGCCCCATTCATCTTCGCGGCTTTGGAAATCAATGTCGCCAACAGTCTCGCCTTGATCTTCCCAAGTTTCGGCCAAGAACGTGTTGACGAACACGCGCAACGTGTCCGGTGCCTTTTTAGCGACCAGAAAGTCACGCACTGCATCAGCCAAGACCGTCCAAGGCGAATAAAGGCCATTGATGTGAAATCCGGCAATGCCGGTGAAATCAGCGGTTGCCACCCATTCACCCTTGCGAACCGACCTGTTGCGCTTTGGGTCATCCCAAACCGATCCACAAGCCTCGCAATTATAAAAAGCGGTTTCTGGTTTGTCTTTTTCCCACTGCACGTTTGCCCATTTCAAAGTCTGCACTGTGCCGCAATCTTCACAAGGCACAAAGAATTGCCGCTGATCGCTTTCTTGATACTGGCTTTCGATCATTGACGCGCCTTTGTTGGTCGGGGTGCTGACCATTACCATTTTACGGTTGTGAAACGTGGCCGACCGTTTACGCGCCAACAGGATCGGTGAACCCTCAGAACCGGCACTGGACGGATAGCGATCAACTTCATCGCACAAAACAACGCGGATCGGCCTTGAAGCCAGCCCAGCGGCACTATTAGAACCGACCAAGCTAATATGACCGCCAGTGAACACTTTGTGCGTTGTGGTGTTATTTGCATCGCGGCTTCGCGGGTCTTTGACTTTATACTTCAAAGCCGGTGTATCGCGCAGCATTGGTGCCAGACGGTCTTTAGAAAAGGCTTGTGCCATTTCCAGCGTAGGCTGCACAAGCAGGATTGGTGCCGCATCGTGATGAATGTGAAAGCCTATGACGTTCAACAGCATTTCGGTCTTGCCGACCTGTGCGCCAGCCACGACAACAATGTCACGCAGTTTCGGATCGCTGATAGCGTCCATAATGCCGCGCTGATATTCTGCCCGTGATGTGATCCAACGACCGGCGGCTGCGCTAGCTTCCGATGACAGACGCCTTTCGCGGTCTGCCCACTCTGCCACGCTTAGACGGGGCGGCGGCTTCAGTGTTGTCATCACTTCCGCTATTACCGCCATCAGTGACGATTGTGCGTCCTGCGTGTTGGTGTGGTTGGTAAGATGATAATTCATCTAATGCTTCCCTAACTTGATTTTCCAAAATGCTTTGAATGGTGGGCAAATCTGTCTCAGTGGCACAGATAGGCGCACAGATTGACGGTAATGCCAACATCTTGGCCTTCATCGCTGCCAGCACTTCAACCCAAGCACCGGCAACATCTTCTGCGGCAACCAGCTTGCGCTTGGCTTGCAGCAATTCCAATTCAGCCATTTGCGCGTCAGCTTCCATCTTTCTGGCGCGTGCGGCGTTGTAATCTGCATCTTCGATCTTTGGCCGACCGACTGGCCTTTTTGCCTCTTTTACTGTCAATTTATTGACGCTCCCTCAATTATTGTCAAAATTCTGACGCTAGCGTTTGTTCGGGGTGTTGCGTTACC